TTAATTCCTTTGCTTACAGCAAAAATCTAAAAATGAATTTATAATCCTAAATTTATTAACTACTTAAATAAAACTTAAAGATTAAAACTAATTTAATAATTTAAACAATCTATAAGTAGTTAATAAAAATCAGTCATAACATTATCAGTATTATACTCACTAAAAATATATAAATAGAGATATAATATTAAATTCTAAAAGGAAAAATAAATGATTAATTTTTACGACCATATCGAAGGTGACAAACTAAAACTTCAAAATCCTAATGGCGATGATTTTATACTTGTTGATAAAGAGCAAGCACTTGCTGATATTAAATCACTACTAAAGAAAAATGCAGAGTTTAAAATTCAATCAGATAAGAAAACTCTTAAGAAAATTGAAGAAGATTTGAATAAATCTGAAACTTCAATAACTTCAAGTTCAACAACAGAAGATTCTAGCACAACTGAAGAAACAAGCGGTTCAACACGTGGTAACAAGAAAAAGAAAAATACAGGTCTTAATCCTGAAACAGAAGAAATACCAACACCAACAAATCCTGGTAGAACTGAAGAAATATCATTAGCAAGTGAATCAAGCGAATTAATGGACCACCTATAATAAGGTTTTCTAATGATAATTACACTAGCATTTCAGAAAATTCCTGATGATAATATATATTCTAAAATATTTTCTTTTATTATCAAGAAAATAACAAAATCTGAATATTATCACGTTGAGTGCTTTTTCAAATCTAGCGGATTATTCATTAGTTCAGATATTAGAACAGGGGTTGTAATAAAACCCCTTAATCCTAATTTGTCTAATAAGTATGATTATTTTGATATTAAATTTAATGGCAGAAAATATAAAAAATTAGAAAAATATCTTTATAAAATTAATAATTCTAAATATGATATAAAAGGTATATTTCTATCTCAATTATTACATTTAAAATCAAATAAATCACAATCAGAAAATAAATTTTTCTGTTCTGAATTAGTATCAAATATATTAAAGAAATTAGGATTAATCTTAGATAAAGAAGATTATGAATATAGTCCTGAATTGTTATATAGGGAATTAAATGCAAAGAAAATTATATAATGATTATCACGATTTAAAACAAGTTGATAATAATGAAGAAGCAATTAAAAATTCTATTAAAAATATATTAACTACAAGAATAGGAACTTTACCTGGTAAGCCTACTTTTGGAAGTGAATTATATAGAATTATATTTGAACCAATAGACCATATCACTAAAGACATTATTAATACATATATTATAGGTGCATTAGTAAAATGGGAAAAAAGAATACAAGTTACAGATATAGAAGTAAAAGAAATTCCTGAATATAATAAAATAGTAATTAATATCAGTTTCAGTTATGTAAATTTTGAAAATATACAATCTGCTTCTGTATCAATTCAATTTAATAAGATTTTATAAAATTATAAAAGGTTAGAATTTATGGTAAAGTTTTTTAAACAAACAAAATATTACAATTTTATCAAAGAAAAAAATATTTTCAATGGCGATTTATTAAATGAAAATAATCTTAATAATGCTATTAATCAACTCAAAAAAGAAATAGATAATGCTTGGTCTATATTACAAATTTTAAGAGATGATAAGCCATTTGAGTGGCAACCTAATATTGAATATCAAGAAGGCGAGATTGTTTATTATTCAACAAAAGAAAATCCAACTTTAGATGATATTAGGAAATCTTATTTTATTGCTAAAGAAAGGGCAGATGGTCTTGATAAGAATTATGCAAAAGTTCCTACAAATCAACCTTTATATTGGGATAGAATAAGAAAACTTGATTTAATTCCTGATTTTGATTCTGAATCTTATATTAAATATACAGGTAATGTTGATTGGACTCCTTCTAAAGATTCTGACCCTGTATCACTTAAATATTATAGAGATAATCTTAATACAAAATTAGAACAAACACTAAAAGATTATATAGCATTTGATAATGAAAAGGTATTTTTGCCAACAGGAAATTATAATCCTGTTCCTAAAATTTATGTTGATAATGCTATTAATACAATGGCTACAACAGGAACAGCACACAATGCTAATTTTCTAAAAGGGATTGATGGCGATTATTATGTAAGAGTTGATGATAATAATAAACTAATAGCAAGAAGTTCTGATTATAACTATATTAGAACAACTACACAAGGATTTTTACCTGGTGCAAGTTCATCAACAATAGGTAACTTAGTTGATAAATTTAGAGAAATGCACGCTGAAAACTTTATAGGAACTGCTTTACAAGCAAAATATGCTGACGTTGCAGAATATTATGAATCAGATAGAGATTATGAAGCAGGAACAATTTTATCAATTGGTGGTTCTAAAGAAGTTACAAAATATAGCCCTGATTTACCTTTAGCAGGTATAGTATCTGAAAATCCTGGATTTATACTTAATAATCTATTTGATAAAACACATAAAGTTTTAATAGGATTAAAAGGTAGAATTTATGCTAATACCACACATAGCATAGCAAAATCTGAATATGTATATGTTAATGAATTTGGCGAACCTTTTGGAAGTAATGAAAAATTAAGAGATTATGATTTGCTTGGTATAGCATTAGAAGACTCAAAAGATAATAAAGTATTATTAAAAGTTTAAAGGAGTCTTAAATGCTTGATTCACCTAAAGTAATAATACAAGAATTTGATGGGTCGTTAAAATCTGCTCCACTTGGTAATGTTGTTACATTTTTTGCAGGATTCTTTGAAAAAGGTGCTATTAATACACCTATTTCAGTTACTACACCTTTAGAATTTAAACAAACTTTTGGTCGTGCTAATGCTAATAATTATAACGATTGGTATCAAGTTTATAATTACCTATTATATCCTACCAATCCTAATATTATAGTTGTAAGAACAATTAATCAAGAACAATCATTTAATGCAACTGCTAGTGTTCCTTTTAAATCAAGACCAATGTTTATTAAAGATTTACAAGATTTTGAATTACAATATGATAACTTCTTGGAACAAGAAAATTTTATAAAAGTTTGTGCTAGAAATCCTGGTGAGTGGGGAAATTTATTAGAAGTATGTATATTTACTGCTAAAGAATATATAGAAAATAAAGAGATTAAAAAAGGATTTTATGCTAAAAATATAGTTAATTATATTAAACAAGGTTATTATTGTATTGCTATATTTAGAAAAGATGTATTAGTAGAGAGATATTTAATTAAATTTGATGATTATGAAATAGTAAATAAAGAATCTAATTATATCTATATTAAAATGAGATTAAACGATTATAGAATATATGATGGTAATATTTGGTGGGTTGATGGTAATGAAGAATTAGCCGACGGCAATTTACCTAATAATAAAAAACCTGTGTTTTATGGCTCAAATTCATTAAAATTAAAAAATGGTGTATCAGTAGAACCTAGTTTAGCAGATTTAGATGAAGCATATAGTATTGTTGATAATACTGAAGAATATGAAATAGATTTTGTAATTGGAAATGAAAGAAATTATCAATCAGCAGTTAAATTAGTTGAAAAAAGACGTGATTGTGTTGCATTTATAGATACAGATTTAACAGATATTAAACAAATTATTAACAAATCACAAGAATATTTAAGTGAATTTGTATATTTTACTGCTAATAAGAAAAAGCAATATGATTATTTTAGAAATAAGACCATTTATACGTCAATAAATGGCGATATAGCAGGATTAAGAACACAATTAATCAATACCATAGGCACAGCAGAATCTCACTCTAAAATCAAATATAACCTATTAGAAACCATTGATATAAAAAACAAATTTATGAATGCAGAAAAAGATGAATTATACCAAAACAATATAAATTTATTAACAAGAGATAATAATACTATATATTTTCAGGGCGAGAGAACATTAAGAAAAGGTTTCACAAGAGATTTTACAACAAGATTAATTCTTAATAAAATAGAAAGAAAATGCACCAAAATAAGCAAATATTTTGTATTTGAATTTAATGATACATTTACTAGAGAAGCATATAGTTCTCAAATTAGGCAAGTTTTATTAAATTCAAAATATGATAATGAATTGGAAGATTTTAAAGTTATATGTGATATTACAAACAATCCTGATGAAGTAATAGACCATAATAAAATGATATGTGATGTTTATATTAAACCTAAATATCTAGTTGAAGTTATAAATTTAAGATTTACAGCACTATAAATTTGACTAAATTTAAATGATTTAAATAAATAATACAAAGAATAAAATTTAAAGGTTTTTATTAATGAGTAATAAAATTAATGAAATTAAAAATGCTTTAAGAGCAGGTGCAAGAGCCACAAAATATAGAATATCTTTTACATTTCCTAATGCAATAAAAACGCAAACTGACTTAAGGGATATATCAACTCTTGCAAAGGCGGCGAGTTTTCCTAACGTAACAATAGGACAAATAGAAGTATTTAATCAAGGTAGAAAAATAGTAATTCCTGGTGATACTTCATATGATAACTCTTGGACTGTAACTTTTTATAATAACGAAGAACATAGTATTCGTAGAGATTTGCTATTGTGGATGAAAGCAACTGATAACTTCCAAGCAAATACACATAGCGGTATGCCTGCTGAACTTATGGTGGATATGTCTATTTCACAACTAGATTCACTTGAAAAAGAAGTTGTAAAATATACATTTCATAATGTTTGGGTTTCAGAAGTTGGTGCAGTTACGGTGGATGCAACAAGTGTAGATACACTACAAGAATTTGATGTTACTTTTGTTCTTAGTGATTGGGTTGTTAATTCAACTGATGAATTCTCACACCCTGATAAAGTATTTAATGCTCCTAGCAAAAATATCACTTCAAAAGACCAATAATTTAAAAACTAAGGGGATTATCAAAAATCCCCATTTATCCTGTTATTTAATCAACATTTAATTAAATTTTAAGTTTATTCATATATAATTCCGTTAAAACTATTATTTAAAAGGATTAATATATGGAAACAGCAAAATCTAATATCAACTTTGATGAACTTAGAAAAGAATTTATAAGTATTACAACATCATCTAAAACACTAGAAACAATGTATAATAAATCACGTTTAGTTGATTTAGACAAAGTTGGTGTAATGCTTGCAGAAACAAGAGAACGTATTAATACATTAAGAAGACGTAAAGGATTTGTAGGTTCTGTGTGTTCTAAACTTCCTTTAATCTCTAAAATAACAAAAGTCACGACAATAGAAGCAAATTTACAAAAATCAATTAATGATTATACCACTGAAATGGCTGATGTTTTTGATAAAAAGTATGATGAAATTACGCAATACTTAGATACTTTACAAAAATTACAAGACCAATTTGTCAATGAAATTAATAATATTAATTTATTTGTTAAAAAACTTGAAAATTTAAATGTAGGCAACTCTTTATCCGACCAAGCCAAACTTTTAAAAATACTATCAGAAGCCAAAGCAGAAGCAATAAGAAAAATATCAACATTAAATTCATTGATTAAACCAACCATTACACTTGCTAATGAATTGATAGTTAATATCAACAATACATTACCTATATTAAAAGATAAAGTTTATACAGAACTTAAAACTTTAGTAGGATTAAATTCATTTAGAGATTCTGCCAAAATGTTAAATGAATTTAAATCTCAAATTGTAGAATTAGAAAAACTTAACACTAAGGCAAGAACTGAAACATTAATAGAAATTCTTAATTCTATTGAATCTAATCTAATGAGTAAAGAAGACTTTGAAGAATTAGATAAATTACGTTTAGAAAGTGATAATGAAGTTAAAGAAGCCCTTAAAAATTTAATGAATAAACAACAACAAAATCAAAAATATATCCTTGACAAATATAATGATTTAGATAATACAGGCAAATTAATTGTCAAAAAAGTTGATGAAGATTATATAGACGCAATGCCTATCGAAGCAGATTCTAATAGACCTGAATTTTTTAATTTAAGAACTCAATCTTAGATTCATAAGGAATTAAGATGACTCCTGTATTAGATAGTTTAGTTAAAATATTATCTGAAATTCAATCTATTAAAGAAATTTCAAATTTTGAATATATCAATAAAATTAAACAGAAAAAATTAGATTTACTATATTTTGTATTAGATAAATTTGATTTTAATAAGTTATACTTTGAATTGTTAAATTCAAATAATTCATTAAGTAGAGATTTAATATATTATAAAATATTAAAATATAAAGTTTTTGAATATACACCATTTAAATTTATGATTAAACTAGGCAATACTTCTAAAGATTTGTTATTTGCAAAAGAATTGAATTGCCATATAACGACACCACTTTATACAAATATCTATCATAATGATTATGATGAATTTGATATAGATAAATTATTAGATTATTTAATTTCTTATTGGCAAAAGCGAGATTCATTTAAACATTATTTAAAAGAATTTCATCAAGTTAGAGCAATCAATAAAAATGATAATTTATTAGAAAATAAAGAATTTGTATATTTATTATATTTAATTGTAAGAGAAAAATATGAATCAATTGAAAACAAAAATAATTATTATATAGATAGAAATATGATACCTATTATATTAACTAGAACATATAATAANTTTTAATAGATACAAATTTAACAGATTAAAATTAGTAATAAGGATTTATAATGATAGTAATAATAAGTTTAGTTATTTCTTTTACTTTAGGTATTATTGTTGGCGAGTATATGAAAAATAGAAATACTAAAGAAACAAATAAAACTTATAATGAATTATTAAATGAAATAATAGGAAAAACAAGATATAATGCTTATCAAGAACAATTAGATAGAATAAAATATAAAAAACAATATTCATATTTTAGTTTTTCAATAAGAAATTATATAAATATTAATGATTACATTAGAAGTAATTAAAAACAACTGATATAAAAGTGTAATTTAAGATTAATTTAAGTTTAATAATAGTATAATTATTACATAAATTAAATTTAAGAATAGTATATTGAAAGGATTATTTTATGGATTATAGAAAACAAACCTTCACACACTACAAAGCACACGAGAAATTATTAATGTCTTATGTTGTTACTTGTATGAGAAGACTTACCTATAAGAAAGAAAAATATAAATCTTCAAATTTTGATACTAGATATACCTTAGATTTAATTAAAGCAGAAGAGAATGATATTAGAAAAGAAATTCAAAGTAAAAATATGAATTTCCAATATATTAGAAAAGTAATGACAAATATTGAACTTGAATTGACAAATCCGAAATCTGAAGAGAAAATTAAAAGACAAATTAACGTAATTGAAAAATCGCCATCAATGATATATCTATATGACTTGTTTTTGGAAGTTGCAAATTCAGTTCCTGATAAGTATCTAAAAATTAAAACTTCAAGAATTCCTGATGAAGAAATCCAAAAATATGAGAGAATTCAACAAAAGAATAGATATATACAAATGAGTTCCCCTAAACAAAAAGCAAGACGTGAAGCAAGATATAAAAGGGAAGAACAAATTGAAAAAAGAAGCGAATACGTTAATAATGCTTTAATTGAGTGGGTAAAAACTAATCCACCTTTGTTTCCAGGTGACACAAGAAAAGAACTTTTAAGACGTTTTGATATAGAGCAACGCTTTATCAGTGCTAAAGTAAATGAAATGTTTGAAAAAGACCCTGAAACAAAGAAAATGTTTTTCGAGAATGAAGAATTTGCAGAACAAATTTCACTAAAATTAACTAATTATATACGTGAAAAATGTGTTGCAGAATATAATAGATATATGCAAAGAAAAGACCCTGATAATTTCAAACCATATGTCTATAAACCGATAGTTTAATATTAATAATATATTCTAATATTATTACTCTAATAATTAAATAGGAGTAATAATGATTAAT